ACTCTATCGTTAACAACAGATGAAAATGTTCCGTCTTTTTTAAGCCAGTACCCATTTACTCCGTTGTGAAAAAACAAGTAAGCATCTAGAAATGTGCTAACAAAATAAGTCTTAGTGTTTGATGCTGACGTAGTTCCAATTGTTGTAACAGCATATCCATAAGGATTAATTTTATAAACAACATCATAGATAGCAGAAACTAAATACCCGTTGTATGCTGTTAAACCTTGACTGTAAAGCCACGATGCTGTAGATGCAACTTGTGCAATAGGCACAAGACCAGGACGTTTAATAAATTCTCTTTTCTGATCTCTTGTTTCAAAATAACAATTAGAAGAATACGAGTCTTTAGCAAAAGTTCCGTTACGAGATTCAATGGGCTGTGTTAATGGAATACGTTCAGTAGTCATGCTTACCGTCCGTAAGAGTTGTTGCTAGTAGAACGGAAGTCAGGTGCAAAGAATGTACTAGAAGCTTCAACGTCCCAATCAGACAACAGTGTTTTATAGGCTGTAGCTCGTAAACCAATCTCTTGTCTAGCGTTCATAGGAACACCGTATTCAAGAGCTAATTGATCTGCAAGATTCCATACTAAACAATTCATCCACTCATTAGGAAAGTCTGGAATGTCTAAAGCACTAGTCAAATCATCTATAGGCAATTGAGCAATAATGTGTAACTCAAGATTAGTTTGAGCGTTAAGATCAGGAGTAAGATATACGTACAACACACCATTTAATTTACGTGGATCGTAAAAGATAGTATTAGCAGTACCAGTAGAAAACTTAGACCCAAGTACGTTGTACTCTTGTTTAGATACAAGCATCACAGGAGTATCAATAGGAGGAGTGCTCTGCATGTTCCTATAGAACCCTTGAATAGCCTTTAAAGGCTTATCAGTGATGGCAACTGTAGGATTAAGAGAGTCATACATCAAAGTAGATGTAGAGCCTCCTAGAGTGTACGTAGTCTGTCCAGACGTTAAAGGAATAATAAGCTCACATATTTTCCACAACTTTAGTCCATCTGTACTTAATTGTTTAATGAGCAAATTTAAAGACATAGCAGCGTTAGCCACTGTGTCTGGATCAGGAGAAGAACCAATTTCAAGAACACCTAGTTTGCGAAGGGCTAGGGTAATAATTTGATCTCTTGTGACAGTGTATATACTACTCATGCAGCACCTATAAAATCGTTTAATCCGGGAGCTTGTTTGCCTGCTACAGCACATCCAGCAATAGCTGTTGAAGGAAAAGCTATTGATCCTTCTAAAGTACATACTGGTCTATATCCTCGATCTATACCTGTTTGAGCACAATCAGCTACTCCATAATCAGCAATACCTTGGCTAGTAATTTGAGTACAAACAAATATAAACTGGTCTTGTTGTTCTGCTCTAGACCACTTGGGAGCTTGTATGTCAGCTACACCGTGAACAAAATCTTGTGGTTGACGAGGTTCCCAATCGCCAGAACAGACCATAAATCCGTCCCACCGCAATTGCAACTCGTTGTCTTTAAACATGCGACCACATTGGTCACAAATGACGTTCCAATCCCCATTGTCCCACCTAGGTTTGTAAGACATAATTAACCTACTGTAAATTCAACTATAGCACCGCTAGCAATTCCAGTATTAAATGTAATTGAAGTTGTAGTAGTTTCAGTGTAACTAGAACCTAAAATTTGGTGCAAACCATTTACATATACATGTAAAGTTTTAGAACCAACTCTATACGTAAAAGGAACTGTAAAAACAGTTTGACTAGTAGTAGCTGTTACTGTTCCACGATTAGCAGCATAAGTAACAGTGTTTACATCGTTAAGCCATGCAGCAACTATTGGAGTAGTGTTGTCAATAAAATAAGTGCTGTTAGTCATTTTGTGTTCCTAATAACAAATTACTTGTCTTGTTTATTATCAAGCTTATCAAATATCTTGCCAAGCATAGATTTAATGTCGTTCATGTCTTGTCGATAGTCATCTCTAGCTACGTAAGTTTTAGGCAAATCTTCCCGTAACCTAGACAAATCATTTTTTAGTTCTTTAACAGCAGCCCAAAGTTCTCTGGCAAACCACCCTAGAACAGAAAACCCTATTCCTAAAACAGAATCAATGAGGTGTTGTGTTTCCATCATGTTGTTTTTAAAAGTTTTAACAAACTTATGTTTTTAAACCGACAGTTTGGGGCTGATTGCGCTGGCGGCTACGGTAGAACCCTGCGTGTATTCAAAAGACCATTGCAATACAGAAGCCAGTTCTGTAGATGGCGTTAGTCCTGTCAGTACAGAAGTGATAACCAAATTGCTTGCTGTAGCGCCAGCCGCTACACTTACCACCAAAGTTGAAGCACCGTAAGCATTGTCAATAGCTGAAAACTGGCTTACCCCTCCGACCATCACAGCAGCGCCATAGCCACGGACGTTGACTTGGTACAGCCTAGAATAAGAAGCCACAAACCCACCAGCTTCTAAAGTAGTGAAGTTGATTGTTAAAACACCAGTCAATGTTTGCGCGTCTGAAGTCGCGCCAGTAGCAGATCGGCTAAACACAACCAAGTTTTGCGTCAAACTAGACGTAAGTGGAACCCACTTAGACACAATCTTTTTGTGCTGCGGCGCGTAAGCAAAATAAGTTGTTGGGTTACCCAATGACGTATTGTTCATGCCGTTAATCTGAACGGGCGAGTTTGCTACGCCTCCTACAGTCCAATTGTTTGTGCCAAATTGAACAATGCCGTCACTGTTGAAACTGTAAGGCGTAGCGCCTGCGCCGTAGGTAAAATGGCAATTATCAAACGTGGTAGAGTTTGTAGAACTTGTTTCGGCCAATAAAACGCCGCCAGTACTTTCAAAATAACAGCCGTTAAAATTTAAGCTCCTAGGGTTAACCACATCAATGGTTACATAATTTGCATTTCCACCAGCCTCAAATCGGCAATTTGTAAAGTTGTTAACTTCAGAACCTGCGTGCAAGTAAACACACGTTCTTGCAATATTTAAGAATGAGCAGGCAATAAAATTGTTAGCGTTTGCTGTAGATGTGTTTCCAGAAAAACCATAGTCAGCGTAACTGAAAATACAGTTTATAAATGTATTTACTTGAACAGTGTTTGCACTAAGGTTTGTGGCTGATTGAAGCTGGAACACCACATTTTCAAATGTGCATGATTGCATTCCAGTTGATGCTGTGATGAGAAAACCATATGTGCCGCCACTGAAAATTATGTTTTTGACCACTACGCTTTGAAAGGCCACAGAATCTTTGTTGACGCATTGAGGTGCGGCAAGCGTAACGGTCTGGTTGTTTATCACAGTCCCATTGTTGGCTGCGCCGTACAAGGTAATCCAACTTGGAACTTGCAGTGACGTTGTAATGACGTAATAGCCAGGTGGAAAGTACACCGATGCTCTTTGGTATTCACTAGTAGAAACAGCATTTATAGCCGCTTGAATGCCGCAATAATCTAACGTTTGGGTCAATGAAGTTACAAAAGGATAAACTATTTGCCACTGACCAAGTGTCCATCCTGTAGTGTTGATTCCATTAAGATTAGTGACTCCACTTAAAGGCAATTGAGTATTAGAACCAACAGCACCAAAATCTTTAACACTTACAACTTCTGCAAGTTTAGCCGCTACTGTAGTAGGAATAGAATTAGTACTTGGAGGAGTGTATGTTATTCCAGTAGCGTTTTTTAAACTTGCAATATCAGCAGTGTTTTTAGGAACAGTTGTATACGTAGAAGTGTTTACGTCATTGAGCCAAGGAGACTGAATGACTGTTCCGCTAGTAAATACAGTCGATGTCATTGTAGACTCCTAATTAAAATGCTGGTGCAACGTAAGCACCTTGTTCAAGTGGTTCCCACCGAATGTAGTGTTTCCAAGTTCCTGTAGTAGAACCAACGCCTATTACAAGTTTTACTGTTCCTGTAGGAACTCTAATGCCACGAGGGTTTGTATTAAGTACTACACCAGCGTTATTGCTACTAATTAAAGGAGCAGTAGTCAATGCAGTTGCTGCTTGTAAAATTAGAGCGTATCCAGCTGTAAGACTTGCTAACGTAGAAGATGCTCCAGACAAAGTAGCAGTAGTAGTATTACTAGAAGTAAAACTATATTGCAATGTACTGGCAGTTGCATCATTGGTTGTGTAGCATTCAGACACAAGACTTAAAATTTGAACGTCACCTACAACGTTAAAAATTGACAAGCCATTGCTCATCACTGCTGCATTTGTACCTGCTATGTGGTCTGTAGCAACTTGTCCTGCTACTTGTTCTACTAATGTTACTGCCATGATGTTTCCTTAGTTGTGATGTTTACACACCCATAATAATTTCAACAGTAGCACTTGTGCCACTAACAGCAGCTATGTTAGCTCTAACATATCTCCAAGGACACACTGTAGTAAATCCATCAGTAGCTGTTGTAGTGCCAGTTAAACTGATAGTTCCTAAAGTAATCCAATTAGTTTTAATACCATTGTAGGTATCTGTTTGATTAGACACTTGAATGTTAATAGTAGCTGCAACACTACCTGTGCCTGTAACAATAGCTTGGAAACTACTGTAAGGACTTTCTTTAAGAATAGGTGAAGAAGCAACTGCTGTGGTTGCAGAGGTTACACCACTAAAAGCAAAGTAGCGAGGTTGTTCACCACTTTTAATATATACATCACTCATATCAAACTCCCATTTTGCTTACATCAAGAACGATGAAGAATGAACCTACGCCTTTGAACACCAGATCAATCTCATGCCCAACTAAACCCCCTACCCAACTTAAATCAATTTTGCTTCGACCTTCTAAGGGAAGAATGTAGGGTTGGTTACGGTACTTAATAAATACTTTTAGTCCAGATTCAACCATAAACACAGTTGAGTCTAGGCGAACGTTAGTTGGCTTTCCAGCTAACTTAGCAACATCAATAGCATTAAAGACAGAATCATCTTCATGCTTAATATCACCAGACACGAGAAGGACAGTATTTTTACCGCCATCACTAACAATTGAAACAGTAATACTGTCTTGGGTTTCTTCGTGTACTAGTGAGTTGTGCATAGTGTTTAGTAGCTGCGAGTTTGTGAAATCATACTAAAGTCAACAATCAAGTCGCCAGTAGTAGGAGCAGTAGCTGCAGCTTTTAAACCAAAGCCTTGGCCTAGGTTAACAGCTTGTGGGAATGTAGCAACGACAAGACCAGCAGCAGTAGTGACGTTAACAGAACAAACTTTAGCATCATTGACAAACACATCAATGTTACCTTGACCATCATAATACCAACCTAGACGAACAAAGGTTGCATCAGCCAAAGTAGCTACAGTAGTAGTGCCAGTTGAGTACGCAGTAGCAGCTAAAGAAGTGCTACTTTTACGAACAACAAAAGTGATGGCAGTAGAACCAGCAGCTTTATTAAAGTAGATGCCATCAGTAGGAGTTAGTGCAGCATTGCTACTAGTAACACCAGCTTGTATCTGATCGTTGATAGCAGTTGTAGCTTTTAAACCAACATAGTACCAAGCTTTAGCTGTAGGTGGGTATGTACTTGAAACAGCATTAACAGGAATGTTAACGTTTAATGGTGAAGATAAAATTGCACCAATGTCAGCAGTGACACTAGATGCACCACCTGCAATAGAAATTAAACCACCAGCACCAGCAGTCAAACCAATAGTAGCATGAGAAGTAGTGTTAGTTACAGTCCAGTCGGCAGCAACATATTGGTCAAACTCGCAAAAATCTTGAGCAACATCTGCGGGATCAGGAACAGGGTATTGGCCTAAAGTAGAGCCAATGGGTTGTGTAGATACACCAGCGGGGAATCGGGTAGGAGAAGCCATGATAAATTTCCTTTGACGTTGTTTAAAACAACGCTCCAAATAGGAGCGTCATTGGAAGATTGTATTCTACGTTACATTTTCTTTTTAGTCATGGTTTTTTTAGCAACCATTTTTTTGGCAGAAGACATTTTCTTTTCTTCGCCCTTAGCTTTGACTTTAGGATCAGGCTTCTGACCCATTTCTTTTCTTTTTTCGTATCCCATGATAAATCCTTTTGATTAAAAAAGAACCCCCTCCTTGTAAGAGGGGGTTTGTTACTAATAACAATTAAGGGCCGTTAACGCCCCAGACAGCACGAGGATCAGACCAACCGAAGCTATAACGCTCGTAGCCTTTGGCTTTGACGTTCATAGTGTCAAAGTCATTGTCTTGGTCAAATGTTACACCGTGACGCTCATAGTACTTCATACCTGTACCACCGGGAATGGTGTTACGGATAAACCAAGCGTGTGGGCTTGTAAAGTAATGATTCACCTTGAAACCACCGGGCAAGTATTTACCAGACGAAATCACGTTGATGTCGTTGTTGGCATTACCTGTTTGGTAGCTAGAGTGCAGAATGCGTTGAGCATTAAACACTTCTTGGCGAGCAATGTGCAAGCTGTTAGGTTGAATAGCAACCAGCAAACCACGGTCGTTTTGCAAACCCATGATTGCGATTACTGCATCTTCCAAAGCAGCTTCTGACAAGTCAACATCAACTGTAGGCTTGTTGTACCAAGTACCACCTGAAGTATTAGGATGGTTAGTAGCGCACAAAGCAACCCCATCACCACCTAGATACGTGCTAGAAAAAGCACGGTTGTACACGTTAGCACCAATGTTTTCTTTCGTTTGACGGAAAGACATTGCCAAAGCAGCAGCACGTTTCTTAGACACTTGTTCGTACAAGTTGTCATCCATTTCTTCCTTAGTCACAATATAACCCATTGCGTATGCAACGTGTGTATAGCGAGTAGTGAAGCCTTGGATTTCAGAGTCGTATGCAGTCCCTTGACCTTCAGACTTGATTGGCACAAGACCAAAACCAGACAATTGAACATCTTCTTCGTAGTTCATGTGGGAAGTGTCTTTATCAAACAAGTCCACATACTCTTCCGGATGCTCATTGTAGGTCTGTCCCCACCAAGCTTTAATGCCAGGCCATAGTGCCTTGGGATGCGATGCGGTAGTAATTACACCAGCCATGATTATTCTCCTTGATTAAACTGCGAGGTAGTTAACGACAGTGCCAGAAGCACCAGCGATAGTACCGTATTCGTGGTAATTGAATTTGCACAAAACACGAACATAAGGACTAGCAGCACTAGTTACTTGGTTGTCGCCTTTTTGTACAGCACCCAACATACGGATGGGCAAAGTAGCCGTAACAGCAGGGCCAGTCAAGACCATATCTGAAAACGGAGCACTGTTGCTCAAAGATGTTTGGTCAGCAGCGGAGATAGTCACAGCAGCATTCATAGACAGTTGAACTTGAGTAGCACCAGTGCTATCAAACTGTGCTTCAAACAACACAAATGGATCATCCACAACATACACATATCGAACACTAGTACGAGTACCAGCAGCAAGATATGCTTTTTCCAAAGCAAGAGAGTTACCAACCAAGCTTACACCTGGATCAGCAACACGAATGCCCACAATAATACCCAAAGGCAAAGCAGAAGTAGTAGTAGCACCACCCCACTTTTGGATGTAACGAACACCGTTAGTATCCGAACCAGCTTTGGACATTACGCAATCACCGATTGCATAGCTATTGGAAGTGTCAGAGGTAGGGATGGCGTAAAGACGACCCTGCTCATTCCACTTGCCACCTAGCAAGTTACCAACAGGACTAAACCCGTTGGCTTTGTTTACGTTAGCCATTTAAGACTCCTTATAACATTAGTTAAGTTTGATTCCATCACGAGGTGTATAGAAGGCTGGATTTTCTCCAGTAATCTTTCCCTTGCGAACAGAAGCGTCAATGCGATTGTTTTTAGCTTGCAGTTCGGATTGATCTTGCTCGTACCATTCATTCCGCTGCTTCATTAGATAGCCGTATTGCATCGAGCCTTCGGCACGAGGGTTTACAAGGTATCTAATTCTATCTCCAAGGTCGCCATTACGACTGACCACATTTTCACTTATGCCGTCTACTTCTGTTGGTCGTACAAACTCGTAGCCACTATCCATAGCTTCTTGAATGCGTGATCCTTCATCTGTAAAGATGTGAAGGTGATAACCATCTATCTGTGTTCGGACACCTAACTTAGCTTCCGTACCGTTAAAAACGTTACGGCGTTTTCGAGTTGCGCCATCTACAGCAGGACGAGGTGCAACGGCTGTTGCTTCTCGCTCTGCGGCTTTTTCTATTAGACGATCACGTTTTTCAAACTCATTTAGTGCGCGGGGCATATCAATTTCCTTTAGTCTATATTAAAAATTAGTTCCAGTCAAAATCAGCAACGTACTGTTCACGAGTCATAAGCTTTTGCTTAACAAACCGATCACAAGCAGCTTTTGCTTCAGAAGGTAGATTGTCATAAGATTGAGCATTGCCGCTACTGCGACCTTGCCTACCTGATCCAGACTCTACCCGACTACTAGGACTTTGTTTCTTACCAAACTTATTTGGAAACTCTTCTGCTAACACTTCATCAAGCTTATCTAGAAACGGTTGACCTTTAAGCAATGGAAACTCTAATCGAAGGCTTTCACCA